CTCGAGGTAGCTTTGCCTATTGAGCCACAGGTAGTTCAGCCCGTCGTTGGTGGTGAAGATCTCCATCCTGTTGCCCAGCAGGGCCGTCGGGGCGGCGTAGGGATACATGCCCGCCCCATGGATGTGGTTGGTCTTCAGGTCCATGTAGTAGACCCGCTGGGTGGCTTCCTTGGTGAAGTAGAGCCGGTCGACGCTGTCGTAGGCATACATCGAGCCGGTGCTCAGGGTCTCGGTCATGGGCGAAGTCGGCATCATGTAGAACTGGTCGGTGGTGATGTCCAGCTTGTCGAAGCCCACCGCAGCACCGCCACGGGCCACCACCCACCACTTGCCGCTGTTGGCGGTGTCGGACAGGCCGAAGATACCCTGCAAACCGATGCCGGTGCCCCGCGCGGGCTGCTGCAGCACCGCGTAGGTGGTGGCCAGGGTCGTGGGGGCAGTGGTGATCGCGGTCATGGCGATGCTGCAGTTGGTGTTCGAGCTGACCGAGAACTCCTGGGCCTGGCCCGCGCCGCCCATCAGCTTGACCTTGCGCCCGGCGTAGGCGTTGACCACCCACATGTAGGACAGCTGGGCGTAGCTGAGCGTGTTGGCGGCCGGGAGGGACAGCTGGTAGGTGCCGGTGCCACCCAGCACGCCACCGGGCATGGTGGAGGTGAGTTGCTGGGCGATCACCGCGCCGACCGCGATGGCCGAGGTGGTGAACACTTCCGCGCCGACCGTGCCCGGGTAGGTGGACAGCGAATAGGTGGAGGAAACCGCGTTCCAGGTGCCGCTCAGCAGCCCGGTGATGGTGGTGCCCGGGGCCACGGTGCCTGCGGTGACAATGGCGCCCAGGGCCAGCGCGCCCACGGTCGGGGCGACCGTGAGGGTCATGACATTGGTCGCGAAGCTGGCCGATCCGCCGAAGCTGCCGGTGCCGTTGTGCGCGGTGAAGGTCTCGGCCCCGATCGTTCCTGGGGTGGTGCTCAGGTTGTAGACCGAGCCGACCGCGTTCAGGTTGCCGCTGGCCAGGCCGGTGATCGTGGTGTTGGCCGGAAGCGGGGTGGCGCCGGGGGAGAACACCTGCTGGCCGATCGCCAGGGAGCCCAGGGTCGGTGCCACGGTGATGGTCATCTGGTTGGTGCTGAAGCTGGCCGAGCCGCCGGTGGCGAAGGTGGCATTGGTGGTGGTGGCCGCCTGGGTGCCAATGGTGCCCGGGGTGGTCGAGAGGGTATAGGTGGAGGCGGCGACGTTCAGGGTGCCCGAGGCCAGGGCGACGATCACCGCGCCGTTGGCCGCGCCCGCCGTCTGGATGGTCTGACCCAGGGCGATCGAACCGCCGGTGGGGATGGTCTGCAAGGTCATGACGTTGGTCGCGAAGCTCATCGTGGCACCGGTTCCACCGGTGGAGGTGATCAGCATGCCCTGGGCCAGGTAGCCCTGCGGGTAGGCCGTGACCGTCTCGGCCGCGATCAGGCCGACCCCCAGGGTGCCGATCACCGACTCGGCGGCCTCGGTGGTGACCGCCGCGCTCAGCAGGTAGACCGCGCCCAGGGTGTTGGCGGTGCCCGAGGTGAGGCTGACGATGCTGGTGCCCGCCGTGATGCCGGTGCCACTGACGATCTGACCCGGGGCGTAGACCCCGGTGGTGGGCACCGTGGTGATGGTCATGGATGAGCCGGACAGCGAGCACTGGCCACCGGCGTTGGCCACGGTGCCCTGGGTCAGCAGGTTGTAGACCGCGCCGATGGTGTTGGCGGTGCCGCTGGCCAGCGAACCGATGATGCAGTTGGGCAGGATGCCGTTGCCGGAGATCAGGTTGCCGACCTGGATGATGCCGTTCACCGGGGGGACCGTGAGGGTCATCTGGTTGTTGGCGAAGCTGGCGGTGAAGGTGACCGGGTTGACCGTCATCGTGGTCGATCCGGCGGTGATCGAGGCGTTCAGGCTGGAGGCCTTGGTGGTGTCGGTGAGCAGCGAGGTGGACTGGGTGCCGGTGGCGACGCCGTTGTCCATCATGCCCGGGGTGGCCCGCTGGGTGATGATGTAGCGGTCACGGCCGGTGACCGGGGCGGTGATGGCCGACATGAAGATCAGCTGGTTGGCGGTGTTGGCGATCACCTGGGCGACCTGCCCGGTGGCCAGGCCGGTGGCGGCGGTGTTGGCCGAGGCGGTCATGTAGACCTGGTAGCCGACCCACTGGTTCACCGTCCAGTTCTTGGTGTAGTCCGTCAGGACCGTGGTGTTCTGCACCCCGGCCACGGTGTCCACGGCGGGCGTGCCTGCCATCGTGTAGGTGAACTGGGTGGTGGACGGCACCGAAGTGATGGTGGCCGTGGTGTTGTAGTTCGAGTCGGTCATGCCGACCACCTTCACCGACATGCCGACCTTCAGGCAGTGCGGGAAGGTGGTGGTGATGGTGGCGTTGGTGGTGACGTGGGCCGCCGAGGCGATGCCGATCGGGCGCAGGCTGCTGTAGATGACGGCGGCGCTCAACGCGGTGCCCGAGTCGTGCGGGCGGCTCTCGGTCATCAGGTCATCGCTGTAGTTGTACATGAAGGTGGTGGCCTGGCCACCTAGCATCATGTAGGTCTTCTGGCCGTCCGGGGTGATGCTGTAGGTCGAAGTGGTGTCGGTGGCCACGGCCAAGGGCTTCATCAGGACCAGCTGGGTGGCCGTGTTGCTGGCGATCTGTGCCCACTGACCCTTGCCGGTGCCCCCGGTGATCCAGACCATGAAGTTGGCCCAGCGGTTCACCGGCCAGTTGTTGGTGGTGTCGTTGATCACGGTGGCGGAACCCGTGCTCACTACGCCGCATTCATAGCCCATGACCAGGTAGTTCGAGGTGGTGTCCGGGGCCACCGGGGACGGGGTGACCACGGCGAAGGTCATAACCGTGTTGGTGTTGGAGGCGATCAGAGCCAGCTGGCCCTCGCCGGTGCCGCCGATGATCTGGACGTAGAGCCCAGCCAGGCTGTTCACCGCCCAGTCCTTGGTGGTGTCGGTCAGGGTGGTGACAGTGCCCACGGCGGTCGGGTTGCCCCGGGTCCATACAGTGGCTACGTATCCGGCATGGTCGCAGGTGCCGTCTGATCCGGCAGCGGACACGTTCAGGGTATTTGCCGTCTTGATGTACCAGATGTCGCTCGAGATGTCGTAATACTGCTGGGTATAGAACGGGGTGGCGGCGGCGCTGGAGTAGAGCGCGATGACCCCGGACTCGACCAGGAACTGCGAGGTGGTGTCCGGGGTGACCAGCCAGGGGGTATCCACCGTGGCGACGCTGGACTCGATCACGTAGATCGACTGGGAACCGGCGGTGGCAACGATGGCTGGGCTGGTGACGTTGGGGTTGCACCAGACGTTCTGGGCCGACAGGGTGGAGTCACCGAGGGTGAGGACCGTGGCGGAGTTGTACAGCACCCGGCGGACCTGGCCGACACCAGTGCCGTAGGAGATGCGCACCTGGTACCCGGCCCACTGGTTGGGGATCCAGGCCTTGGTGCCGTCGGTGATGGTCAGGGCGCCCAGCACGTTGTTGACCACCGTGGGCACGCCGGTGTCAGCAATGATCGGCTCGTTCACGTGGGAGATGATCCGGCGCTGGCCCATGCCGGTGCCGCCGATGATCCGGATGTCGTAGCCCTTCAGGGCCCCGGAGGAAAAGGCCGGGATGGTCACCGTGGTGCTGGTGGCGGCCAGGACCAGGCCCTCGACCCCCTGGCTCTGGGACCACTCGATATCGGCCCAGGTGGCCGGGGCAATCGGCGGAGTCTGCAGCTGCTCGTAGGTGTCAGTGTAGGTATCGTAGCGCCAGAAGTTGGCTGCAGTGATCAGGAAGTAGATGTAGCGCCCGTGAATGGCGTTGTACTGGGGGCTGTTGGCCGAGCACGAGCAGGACGGCACGGCGGAGGCGACCGGCGCGAACCGCAGCCACTCCCAGACGGGCAAATCTACTTGCTTTCTTAGGTTGTTTAGCATGGTGACCATTAGATGCTCCCTTTTTCAAGATCAAGCGCCCTTGAAGCCCTTACTTTCCAGGCATCTACCATCTTTTTCTTGGTAGCTTCCGAATGCTTCTTACCCGACCAGTAGGTGTTTCCCGACTTAACCTCGGACATGCGCTGCTTGAAGGCCTCACTGCGCTGGCCTACCCCGTTCCTGCGGCCTGCACTGTGCACGTTGCCGAGGTTGACCTCCCGCATCTTTTGTTTTGAGGCGTCTGACCGTTTGGTCCCCAGAGAAGATCCGGCAATCCGGGATATGTTGTAGCAGGCCACCTGATTGTCAAAGTACCTGTCGATAAAGCGCTGCTCCATACCGATCAGGCACGATACTGGGCACTCACAGACGATGGTGAACGACATCTCTTTGTATTTGTTCCAGGCGTTCTGGAGGTATGGGTTCTTGTGGGTACCCGCCTTCAACTGGCGCCGGTGGCTGTCCCAGCGCCCGCGAATATTCATCGCAGATCCGATGTAGACCTTGTCGTTGATGGTGATGCTGTAGATTCCACTGGACATGTTAGTTTCCGAAGGTTATCTGGGAACGCAGAGAGTTATAAGCCGCGCGTGCATGGTCGATGTTCTGCCACTCCGGGTTGCCGCCGCCGATGGTGGCGACGTTGCCGACCGGGACCGGGTTGGTCACGGTGCCCAGGGTGGTCAGGGACCCGCCCGTGAGGGACCCCACCGTGCCCACCGTGGTCAGGGTCAGACCGGCCGTGAGCGCGTCGATCGTCACCCGCAGCCGCTGGCTGCTGTCCTGGGTTGACAAGCACTCGGTGTTGTCGACGATCTGCCGCAGCAGCAGGTGCAGGAAGGTGTCCACGGCGGCGGCGGTGTCGGCCGGGGCGGTGGATGGCAGGTCGAGGTAGATTTGCAGCGGATCGGTGGCGTTCATCGCCGAGGTCAGGGCGGTGGGCAGGGTGATCACGTTGTTGATGCAGGTGGCCACCGCCAGCGCCGGGATGGCGAAGTTGAACAGGGGGACGTTGGACCCGGCGTTGTTGATCAGCAGCAGCTGCTCGTCACCGAACACCACGCCGTTGTTCAGGCCGGAGATGGTGATGGTCCCGGCCCCCGGGTTGAAGCTGTATTGGCCCTGGTCACGGCCGATCAGTTGATGCATGGTTCACCCCATCACAATAGACATGGCCGTGGCATAGGCCTGAGCTGCGGTGACGATGTCGCGCAGCACCCCGGTGTTCATCCGCATCTCGATCACGCTGCCCTGGGCCCAGGTCAAGGCGGTGGTGCCGTCCCGGCCCCGGAGGATGGTGAAGCTGGTCCCAGAGGTGGCGGTCACCCGCACCACCTCCCAGGTATCGTTGGCGGCATCCGCCAGGGTGGCGTAGAAGTAGTCGCCCGGATTGACGATCACGGGAAAGTTGGTTGCAGCGGTCAGAGTCATGGCCACAGCGCTGGAGCTGATGCCGCCGACGTTGGCCAAGGTGGTGCTGGCGTTGTTGCCAGGACTGAGCAGCAGGGTCATCGATCCCCCCACGGGCGATCAGGGCCCGGAACAAAGGCGGCGGGCGCCGGGTGCGGCCGCAGGCAGCCGGTGCTGACCATGACCGCCAGCAGGGCAGCAGGCAGGGATACGGCGGCCGGGTTGACCGCGTCGCCGTCCAGGTAGGGAGCCAGCACCTGGGCCACCGGGTCGTAGGTACAGTAGTCCTCGGGGTGAAGGGTGACACCCTGCACCTCAAGGGGCTCTACGACAAGGTATAGCGCTAAGGCCACCGGACCTCCAGGATAGGCGGCGGAACACCGCCTACTGATGATCCGGGAAGTCAGCCCAAGTTGCCTCAGGCTGCCCGGCGTGGCCGGTGCAGGGAGGAAACCACCCAGCTACGCGGCACGCGGGTCACTCGATACCGAATGTCCCCGACGGCGGGAGGGAAACAGCTACCGACCATAGGAGGTCCGTCGACCACCAGGACCCCCGTGGAATGCAGAACTTCCTCAAAAGCGCCTTCTGCAGATCCCCACGGGGGTGAGACGGCTCCTTGACTGCGCCCACCGGCTCCCGTGACGGCTATAGCGCCCCCGCCAACGGTCAGGGAACCGCCGCTGACTCCTGCGAAATTGGCTAGGGACACCACCCCCGATCCCGAAATGACCACTGCGTTCAGGACGGTACCTAGGGCCCCTCCCTCCACAACTCCCCATCCGTGGGCACTCCCGGTTATCCCTACCAAGCCAGAGGCCGATGCCCGGAAATCGACTATGCCCCCCGCTGCAGCCCCGGCCACGAGCAAGCCACCCGCTACCGCTCCGGAGGCTCCCCTGGATCCTGATCCAGACCCTGCTAGGGTGACCGAACCCGTAGACACTCCGGTCACCCGCTCTGCCCCTACTCCGGCTCCTGCCAGGAGCAGGACCCCTGCCCCGGATCCCCCAACCCCCCGCGAACCAGCACCGATGCCAGTGATTGGGCCCAATGACCCTGCGGATACAGCGTTGTCGGCCATCCTGGCCTCCGGGTAGCATCAGGAGGCGGACGCCCCTACTCACGAGGCCAAAAGTCCGGACCCGGGGACCGGGAGCTAGTCCGGCAGGGTGATCTGGTTCAGCGCCGCGAACTGCAGCAGCTCGGCCGGGCTGAACGGGCCGTAGGTGTGCAGCAGGACCTTGGTGCGTGGGTGGAAGCCGAGCAGCAAGAGGTCGGCTCCCGTGCCCTGGCGCACCCGGTAGGCCGCCCCGGGCGTCGCGCAGGTGGGGGCACAGGTCCCGACCCGGATCGCCACCGTCTCGATCACCCTCCATACTTCTTCGACGACCGGCTGCGGGACCTGAGAGATTGATGCGACCATGATGGGCTCCATACCCTTATGATAGCCCGTTGCAGGATCCCTTGAGCGCCTCGTCCTTCAGGGCCTGCCAGGCGTGGGGGCTCATGTAGACCCTGGGCTCCGGCCAGGGGGCCTGAACCATCATCTGCAGCTGGTGCTCGTCGCGGGCCTGCTGCCGGAAGGCACCCAGGGCCGCCGCCAGCCGAGACCGCCCAGACTTCGCCTGAAGGTCAGCCTTGAGCGCGGCCAGTGCGTCGGCGGTATTCATTCTTCCACGTAGCCGTGTTGGACCTTGAGCGCTTCCAGCTCGGCTACGGTCAACCGGCCGCCCTGCTCGTACGGGTTCAGGCCCAGCTCGCTGTCCCAGAACTCCAGCTCCGGGCAGGCGCAGCTGTCGGCGTGGCCGCCGTGGATGGTGCAGAGGAAGTTGTCGCACTCCCCGCACTTGACCCAGGCGGGGGTGTCGCCCTTCTGGCACGCGGCCAAGTGGTCCGCCCAGGTATGGGGGCTCATGAATATGACCGGGTCAGGCTGCGGTGCTTGGGCGATCCGGTCGAGGGCCTGCTTGAGCGGCTCAGTCATCGAAGCCTCCAAAAGGCGCGGGTGGCGGTTCAGGGCGGCGCAGCACGTGCAGGGTCTCATCGGTGCACCGATCGAAGTTGGTGAGGATCTTGGTCTTCAGCGCCTCGGCCCGGGCGGCCCAGTCGGCGATGTCCTCAGGGGAATGGCCCCCAGGCGGCGGGTCATTCTGGACGATGCCGGACAGCCCCTGGGTCGCGCGCTCAACCTGGTGCGCGAAGACGTTCCAATACTCGAATGCCTCAATAAAGTCACTGCGCATTGAGCGTCTCCTCCGTGGTGGGCGGTTCCTTGCTGGTCCGGTGCTGCGTGTAGCAGCCGTGAAGATCGACCGCGTCGTTCAGCAGGTGCCGGAGCAGGTCGAGGTCATCGTCGGTGAGCACACTCAGCACGGTGGTATGCCGCTTGGGTGCAGCCTCCGGGGTAAGCGGGAAGACATGGTCGTGGGTGGACAGCCGCTCCACGTCGCTGACCCCGGCAGACTCCAGGGTGAGCGAGAAGATCTGGCTGCCTTCAGCACAGGGGGTGATCCAGGCGGCTTTGAGGGTCATGGCGCGATCTCTCCTGTGTAAACGACGTCGTAGCGGTCCAGCATCTCGGCCGGGGTCCAGGTGAATGGGACCTTGAGGTCGGTCTGTGCGGTGTAGCTGCCTGCAAATTCAGGAAGGGTCTTGATGTCCACCTCTCCGGTCTCACCGGATGTAGCACTGACTCGTCCCCAACCCATAGGGCGAAGTCCCCGAAGACGGTGCCGGTGGGGTCCTTCTCGTTGTGCACCGGGATGGAACCGATGAGGGTGGGCGGGATGAGCCACTGGACATAGGCGAAGGTATCCGCCGTCGGGGGTCGCTCTGCGGTAGCGTTCCCGGACCAGGGCGTGGAACCGGCGCCAGAACTCCGGAATGACGGCCTCCCACTGGGGGTGGATGGGGCAGTCCCAGCTCAGTTCTTCCTCGGCCAGCAGCAGGGCCCGGTGCTCCCAGGTGCCTTCCCTGGAGGTGTGGGTGATGATCCTCTCCCGGGGGCGCCGCTTGAACTGGGTGAGGTCCAGGTCATCGCGGAGCCAGATCTTGGGGATGGTGCCAGGAGGCATGCTGGTCATGTAGACGGGGATCATGGCTCGGGCTCCTGGTGCATCAGATCAAGTAGTTCCTGGCTGACCTCGACCCGGGCGATGGTGCTGCCCCCGGTCTGCTCGCCCTCGATCAGCTTCATGTGCCCCGGCTTGCCGACCCAGCTGGCCACCGGCAGCCTCTCCCCGATCGAATGGATATGCTCCACCAGCTGGTAGTCGACCAGCCTCGGGGCGGCGAACGTGTGGTCCTTGATGGCCCGGTACAGCCGGTTCATGGGGTCCGCCAACTCGACCAGCTCAGGGTCGACCTTGGCGTAATGCAGGTTGGCGCCGCAGTCAGGGCACACCGGGCGCATGCCCTGGTGCTCGAACGCCTGCCACATGCAGTCGGGGCAGTAGAGCACGGTGTCACCCAGCTTGAAGCCGAGCAGGCATAGGTCACGCAGGCGGGGCAGATCAGGCTTAGTATCCATGGGTCAGGCTCCGAAGTAATTGCGGGCGAGGCCCGTGGCAGTGTGGAACAGACGGCAGAGGCGGCGCTCCATGGCCTGGATCACGGCGTCCTCCCCGTGGTAGCAGATCAGCCGGAGCACGTATGCCCGGTCCCGGGCACGCTGCATATCATCCCGAAGGGCAGCGCCGATTCGTTGGCGGCCAGGGCTGGCATTCAGGGTGGCCGCGAGCGCAGCCAGGGACGGTTTCATCCGGTGTTCTCCTAGTCAGAGTAGGTGAGGTTCTCTTCTTCGATCTCTTTGACCAGGTCCTGGCCGTTGAAGTAGGGGGTGCAGCCCTGCTCCGTTCGCGCCACGGTCACCTCGGACAGCCCCACGCTGAAGCGGGTCTCGGGGAAGGCCTCCGGTCCCGCGACCCCGACCGGGTCCTTGCCCTTGTGGGGGCTGTCCCAGGACAGGATCAGGTTGCCGAAGTCGTCCACCCCGACCTGGGGGTTGAGGCCCCTGAGGACCAGGGTCCGCAGAAGGTGCTTGGCTGGGAAGGTCACGAAGTTGTTGGATATGCTCATCATTTCACTCCGTCAGGAAGCAGCACGCAGAGCCAGTGGCTGACCTTGTCCGCCCGGTAGAATTCGCCCCTACCCTCGTCCACCCAGCCGGGACCGGGATCAGTAGCTCGTTCCCGGGGCCCCTGGTCCCAGTAGGCCAGCCGGAGCTGCGGCTTGCTGTTCTTGCGCGGCCGGTAGAGGATGGGCACCTCCACCCCTGACTTGGGCCTGCAGTCGCCCCCGGTGGGGACCCAGAGTCCTGCAGGGGTGGCGTCGCTCTTGGGCAGCAGGTCGGGGGTCATCACCCACCCCACTGATGCGGCGGGGGCAGCGGGCCCGCAGGTAGCACCTGGGTGGGGTTCCCGGCGAAGGTGGCAATCAGCTCGGAGATGATGCCGAGCACCGCTCGATCGGTGTCGTCCTGAATGTCAGGCACCACGGGGTGCGCCATCAGGACCGGAAGGGCCCCTTGCGCCGGTGTGGGGATCGAGCTGACCAGCCCGGCCCCATAATCGGAGGTGGTCACCACTCCGCCGTTCCAGGGCCGGGTGAGGACCGTGAAGGCGTAGCCCCCGGTGATGGGCCAGAGGTAGTCAGGGATGACCAACCAGGTGTTGTGCGGATAGGCGTTTTGGAGGCCGATGGCGATGGCCTCGGCCATGCTGTCCAGGGCGGCGGGGGTGATGATCATGGCTACCTCATCAGTTTCAGGGGGGAATCGTTGAACGCTTTCACCAGACCCGGGATCAGGATGTCCCAGACGTGGGCGTCCAGGTCCAGCTCAGGGTCGTAGACCCGTTCGATGACCACCGAGCTGCACACCTCATGCCTCTTGGGGCTGGGGGCGCTGAGCTGCGAGTCGGCCACCTTCTGCTGCTGCTCGGTCATCAGGGTGCGGACGTGAAAGCAGATGGCGTCCATCGGTCCCGACCCTTCAGTCTCGGGGCGGTGGCGCAGGTCCGTCCAGGTGACCATCCAGCTGTTGTCAGGAAACGCCGCCACCATCGCGTTGCCCATGACCTCGCAGAGGCTGTCGAAGGTTTTCGGGGTGATCAGGATGTGTTTCATGGGGCTCCTCCACCTACATGATAGCTTTGCTCGGCCACGGGCAGCCGGGCCGGAAAATAGGCCTGGATCTCCTCCTGCAGCCGGAGGCCCGCCGCGTAGACCTCAGGACTCCGGCTCAGGGCGGCGGGATCAAAGCCCCAGTGGTGCAGCACCGAGGGGACCCCCGGCAGGTAGTGCAACTTCAGCCCAAGCCGGATGAACCGGAAGAACAGCCGACCACCCAACCGGTGGTCCCCGCCGACCTCCCAGACAGTGCCGAACGCCTGCCGCACCTTGAGCAGCGCCGACTTCCGCGCCACCCAGACCCAGGGGTGCACCGTCATGATCGCCTCGGCTGCGACCCCGGTGAAGCCCGTGGTGCGGTCCGCCTCCCCCGGCACCCGCGTGAGGTAGTCGAGGTAGACCACATCGACCGTGGGGTCCGCGCGGAACACCTCCTGCACCTGCTGCCGGTGAGGCAGTAGCAGGTCGTCGTCGTCCAGGTAGCGGATGAACTGGACCGGGTCGAACAGGGCCCAGGTGTCGAACGCGGCCTCCCGGGCTGCCTGCTCACCCCGTCGCGTGGGATCGAAGTGGGTGAATACGTCCCAGCCGTCGGACAGACAGGAGGCCTGGGCCCGGCGCAGGGCGGGGGAGTCCTGCACGGCGGGGATCAGGCAGTAGGATGCGTCCATGGGGACCTCTCCTAGGTGATAGCGGCAGGGGGACAGACCCGGTCCAGCTCCGCCAGGGCGGCGCCGGTGAACAGCACCTCACGCCCGGACAGCCGCAGGAACAGAGCCGCCTGCCGCCAGCGCTCGAAGGTCTCGGGGTCAGCCTTGCCTTCGAGGATCCACTGCATGCCGAACAGGATGTTGTACGCCCTGCCCCTGACCGGCCAGAGCTTCCGCTCGGACGTGAGCGCAGAGACAGCGGGGATGGCAGAGGCGGACCAAGCCTGCTGCCATGCGGTGAGCAGGGCGGTGCGCTCCTCCTGAGGGATCTCGGCGTAGGCCTGCTTCGCCCGGGTGACACCCTTGGCGACCCCGACCTTGCGCAGCTCGTGGGCGGACTGCTGGTTGGGGGCAAGGGGGTGGCCGGTGCCGAGGCGGGCGACGGCAGGCTTCACCTCCCACCAGATGACCTTGGCCGCCTGCAGCCAGTTCCAGGCCTGCTGCCAGTAGCGGGTGGCCACCTGCTCCTGCTTGCCCAGGCGGATGGTGATGAGCCCGGTGAGGATGTTGTAGGGGCGGGAGTTGGTGGGGAAGAGGCGGCGGATCAGCAGCATCTCCTCCTCGGTGCGGACCTTGACTGCCTGCTCGAAGGCCCGGACCTCGTTCTCCGCCAGGGACTCCAGCTCCGTCTGCACCCTGGACTCGACCCGCTTCTGGATGGTCTCGTCGGACTGGATCTTGCCGGTGGCGGCAGCGGCGATCTTGGCCCGGGTCTCGGCGGGGACCTCCTTCCCGTAGGCCCAGTGGGATTCGCCCCGGGGTCTGGCGGCGTTCAGCCGGGCCACGAACTCGGGGTCCTGGCGCAGAGCCTGCTGGGAGACGGACATCTTCTCGAGGGTCAGCGGGGCATGGCGGCGGCCGCCCATGGGACCCCTGGTGCCGTGCCAGGGGTTCTTCTTGCCGGACATGGCCTCGGACTTCAACCGGCGGGCAGCAGAGCAAGCGCCCCAGGACCAGTGCTTGCCCAGGTGCTGTAGGCGGCGCTTCTCGATGTGCTCGGGGGCCTGGGGGCGGCCGGTGAGTGCGGCGGATATCTTGGCGCGAACGTCGGCGGGGATGCCGTGGATGCGATGGGGGTGCTGGTCGCCCCTGGGCATGAAGGAGTAAGGGTGATCGGCAGAGCGCCGCACCTCATGGTCCTTGCGGGCACTGTTAGCCATTTGGTTTCTCGTGGCCTCGCTGTGGCGTAGGACACGCCCGCACGACCATCCCTTGTCCAGCCACACCTGCAGCTCCTTCTTTTTGACCCTGCGGTCCTCCTTGCCGTCGTTGATCCACTGCTGGGCGGGAGGAGTCAAGGTCCATCCATCCTTCAGGTAGTCCTGGACGGCATCCTGCGGGGCTGCTGTGATCTCGTCCCCCCGGTAGAGGTGGGACCAGCCCTTCACGTTCGGAGAGTTCTCGCGGCCCAGCCGGACCTGCTCGTAGGCGGCGGCTACCTCCTGCACCAGGACCTCGTCATCCTTCACTAGGTCCAGCATGCCCTTGCCCACCATCAGCTTGAAGGCGTAGACCGCATTGAAGTTCCCGGGGAAGGCCTTGAACAGATAGTAGTGGGCCAGGAGGTGGTCTCCGGGTCTCAGGGACGCGCAGTTCCAGGGGTTTAGCTTCAGGGACTTGAAGTCAGGGAAGAGGGCCTGGGGCAGGATGTGGTGACGGTCGAAGGTGCCTGTGGGGTCAGGGCAGGTGTCAAGGTGCTCAACATAGCGGTCGAGCCACTTAGGGTCGTGGGGCAGGGTCTGCAGCGCTTGCTTGATGTCCATGTAGGCCTCCACCTACATGATATCTCCGAAACGGGAGGATGTTACACAATTACGAAAAATATATGTGTGAACGATCCTATGGAAATGGAGAAACCTATCTTCCTAATGGAACGCACTCATGCCGGTTTTTAACAAAAGAAAAGGCCTCGGTAAAACCGAGGCCTTTTCGCGTAGAGTGCGACTGCTACTACATGTCGCCGGAGGTAATGAGGACGCGCTGGTTCGCCGACGGGTTGAAAATAAGTACCCCGAGGTTTTCGAATATGGAGAAGCCGATGGCTCGGAGCAGCGGCTGATCAGCGCTCATCACGGTCAGGGGAATCCGCTCGGGGATGACGCCCAGGAACTCGGCGTCGCCCAGCACGTACATCGTGTCCTGCGCGACCTTCCTGCTCTGGAGGATGGTGCCGCCCCAGAGGTAGCCCATGATGCCGGTCTTGAGCAGCTTGCGCTCGGTTTCACGGTCCAGGGTGCTGTCGGTCCACTTGCGGAAGTCGGTGTAGTTGCGGGGGTTGCAGAACGTCAGCGCGACGGAGATGTCGAACCGTTCGATCTGGCCGTAGGCGTCGGCCATGGACGCGACGGAGATGGGTCCGGCGATATCCTGGTCGGGGTTGTAGATCGGGTCGTTGGCGGTGTGGCCGACGGCGCTGGTGGCGATCGCGTCGAACAGCGAGAACACGTAGCCGTCTTCCGTGGCGCCGACTTCGGCCTTCGCCAGGTTCAGGGAGCGCTCGACGACGTCGAAGCGCCGCTCCTTGATCTGGGCGATGGGGATCATTGGGTTGGCCACGATCTCGAAGGTGGGCACGGTCACGCGCTTGGGCTTGACGACGCGGACGACGTCGCCGCCTTCCTCGCCGACCACGAAGGCTTCGACGAAGCTGGTGCCGGTCTCGTCGAATTCTTTGTCGTAGATGGGCAAAGCGCCGTCGGGCAGGACTTCCACCATCAGCGCCTTACGGGCGATGGACTGGTAGTCACGGCGGCGCCGGAGGGAGGGTCCGAGGGCGGCAGCCATCTTCATGCGGCCGGTGGCCGTCTGGAGCAGGGCGCCGAGTTTCTGGAGCTGGGCTTGCGAGCGGGAAATGTTGATCATGACTCTGCGTCTCCTTTAGAAGGTGGTGGCCACGCCCAGATAGGGGCTGGCGACGGAGGGGACGTGGAGGCAGTAGCCGCACACGACGGGGGAGGGGTTGGCGGTGCCGCCGGACTGCTTGGGGACGTCCGAGGACCACATGCCGACGCTGGACTGGTAGGTCGACCCGCAATACAGCGGGGCGCCCAGCACGTAGGGGGCGACCGGGGAGGCCACGTAGTTCGCGGGGTCGACGGTGTCGATGATCGCGTCGAACATGATGTGGACGCGGCCGATCGACAGCTTGCGGCTGCCGGAGACACCGATCGACTCAGCGTAGTTGCCGCCGCCGTTGATCATGACTCCGAAGGGGATGGAGGTGAGCACGCCACCGTCCATGGGGGCCAGCGCGGGCTGGGTGGTGTCGGCGCCCGCGAAGTTGCTGGGCACCAGGAAGGCGATCCGACCGGCAGCGAAGCCAGCGGTGCGCATGGCAGGCTGGTCGATGGCGGGGTCACCGGCGAGGAACAGGTTGGGGCCGAAGGAGCCGATGATCTTATCCGGCGTCAGAGCCCCGTATCCGAACTTGAGGGACATGGTGTGTCCTCCACAGAGTGGGTTGTGGGTTACCAGCCCGGGCAGCCGCGATGGCGAACCCTGTATAGGCGAGGTACTTGTGGAGGCAAAAGTTCGCGGACCCGATTTTCACTGCAACCGGCGACCGTCCGTTTCGGGTGCGCATCTATCATCTATAGGAGGGCCACCGAAATGAGATTCCGTAACCGACCGCTTGAGGTAGAAGTCATCCAGTGGTTCAAGCCGGGCGACCACCCGGACGAGTGCAAGTGCGGCATCAGCGGCCTCGGTCATTCCCACCTGATCGAGGACCTGATGCACCCCCTGGCGGTCGGGGTCGGGACCCTGCACCCCGGCGACTTCGTCCTCACCCACGCCGACGGCACCCACGAGGTGCTGAGCCAGGCCGAGTTGAACGAGCGGTTCGAGCCGGTGCCGATCGCCCATGGCGTCGCCTACCACCACACCTGACTACGAGGCTCTAAGGTTCCGGCTTCTACCCCAGGAGCGGGAACCTATCATTGAAGCAGAGCGCGGCCTCGCGCTGAAAGGTTAAAGACAGATCAGAGGCCTGATTCTGTCCAGCAGCCGCTGGAGGAAGGAACGCATGCACACCCCGAAAATGACGCCAGCGATCTACGAAGCCGGTGTGGACCTCAAGCTGATGGAATTTCAAGGCATGACCCTAGCCGCCATGGAATCACGCAGCCAGCGCATCACCATCCAGCACATCAGGAACGGTAGCTGGTATGTGATGGACGGGAACATGAACGCCCTAGCTGATTACAAAACGGAGGGTGAGCCCATCATTTTTACCTTCGGACTCCATAACGCCACGCCAAGCGCCACGGCAGAGGAAGCCCTCACCATGCTGACCGCCTACCTCAACCAACCCGTCAATCCCTATGCCTGGCTCCGCGACAACGCGGGGAACTGAGGCTGTCCAGGCGCTGCCCTGGAAGAAAGAAGGAAGTCATGCCCGACCGTTTCGTAATGCTCTATAGCCAGGACGGGAAGATGATCCTGCCGCTCATGGATGCCGAGGGCAAGGACATCGCCCTATTTGAAACCCATGCCGATGCCCGAAAAGCCGCCTCCGAGAACACCATGGGTGCGCACTTTGGCTATGAGATTTTCCTGCTTGGCGATGGCGAGCAGTAACCGAATGTCCAGGCGCTGCCCTGGAAATGGAGAACCACATGCCTGAACAATCTGAAACGTGCGAGTGCACCATGTGCGGGTTCAAGTGGCGGAGGGGACAGGACGGGGATCATTCCTGTGCCCGAACCCTCAAATCGAGGGTCGCGGAACTGGAGGCACTGCACCCGGAATGGATGAAGCGCATCCAGCGGGAACGCCAGGAAGAACGGGAACGCATCATCGAACTGCTCAAGCATTCCACTGACTTCTGGCTCTGTGTTTGCCACGAGGGTGAGTTCGTCCCCTTGGGTGCAAAGAAGATCGAAGAAGCCCTTCAACCGTAACGGTCCAGATGCGGGAGGCATCGTGAAGAAAACCAAAACCATTCTGAAAACCGAGTGCGGGTTCCGGTCCATCCCTGAGATCCCCAAATGCTGCGCTACCTGTCGGTTTTACCAGCGATACATCAGCGGCATGGACTGGTGCAAGCGGCTCCCAGCTTCGACCGCCTTTTCCATTCCTAAACCCTGCGCTTCCGTCTGCGACAAGTGGGCGTTGAAGTAACACCTGTCCAGCAGCACCCAGCCCAAGGAGGGCACCGTGAGAGCATCCCAATTCCACGCGATGACCGCCCGGAACCACGAGGTCTGGAAGAACCGGGACCGCGCCGCCCGGTCGTGGCACGACTCCGGCCCGGCCACGGAGCGGAAGTGCCTCATGTGCCGGTCCACCTACGTCAGCGGCCACGAACACCGCCATTTCTGCCGAATCTGCGTCGAGTCCGACCAGGGCTCATACCAAATCTGAAGTTGTCCAGCCTCCAACCCTCCACTGTCCTGAAAGGACACCCAATGCCGATGTTCCGCAAGAAGCCCGTTGTCATCGAAGCCATCACCTTCTCTGATCTGGTCGCCCACGGCATCGCCAGCGGATGCTCCCTGACCAATGGGATGCCCTGGGCGTTCCACTACAAGGGACACCCGATCACCCACGAGAACGATTCGTGCTACCTGATCCCCACCCTGGAGGGGACGCACAACATGACCCCCGCCGACATGCTCATCACCGGGGTCCAGGGCGAAATCTATCCCTGCAAGATCGACATCTTCAACGCCACCTACGAACCCGCCGAATAGGCGCATCTGTCCAAAAGCAGCACCCTTCCGAGGCACCCATGAAAGTAAGGCTCACCCAGATTGACGGTGCCCTCCCCAACTTGGCGCTGATGAAGCTGGCCTCCTGGCACCGATCCCAAGGCCACGAAGTCACGCTGACCAGGGAAGTGACCCGGAGCATCTTCGAGCCGGATTTCGATCTGGTCTATGGCGCCTCCATCTTCCAGTTCAGCAGGAAGAAACTCGACCTGTTCTTGCAGCACTGGCCCCTGGCGATCGTCGGGGGGACCGGCAACACCGCCACGGTCGAAGAAACCATCGGGGGCCAATGGGGCGGCATTGACTACGCCGACTATCCCGCCGTGGACTACTCCATGGGGTTCACCCAGCGGGGTTGCCGTCTCAAGTGTGGGTTCTGTGTGGTCCCCAAGAAGGAAGGGGCCAATCGTTCCGCCTCCACCATCGCTGAAATCTGGCGCGGCCCCGGCCACCCCAAGAAACTCCACCTCCTGGACAACGATTTCTTCGGGAACCCCGCCTGGAAGGAACGGGTCCAGGAGATCCGGGACGGCGGCTTCAAGGTCTGCTTGAGCCAGGGTATCAACGTTCGGCTGATCGATGACGAAGCTGCTGAGGCCCTTGGGACCATCCAATACCGCAGCACCGACTTCCAACGCCGCCGCCTCTACACCGCCTGGGACAACCTGCGGGACGAGGAAATCTTCTTCACCGGAATCGATCGCCTGGAACGCGCTGGAATCCCCCCGAAGAACGTCATGGCCTACATGCTGGTCGGCTACGATCCCCAGGAAACATGGGAACGGATATGGCACCGCTTCAACCGCATGGTTGAGCGTGGCGTCAAACCCTACCCCATGGTGTTCGACCGCAGCAGGAAAGACCTCACCGCGTTTCAGCGGTGGGTCGTGATGGGCCTCTACCGGATCGTCCCTTGGGATGAATACAGGGGCAAGGTCGCCTAAAACCGCAACTGTCCAGAAAGAGGAACCTATGCACCTTTTCATCAAAACCTCCATGTGGCTTGCCCTGGTCGGGGTGATCTTGCGAGGGGTGGTCGTTGCCACCCGGTCGGAATACCCCCGGTCGGTCGAATACGAACGTTGGGAGGACGTTCTCCATATGTTCGGGGGAGCCGCTTGGACGTTCTGGGCATGGTCCCTCATCTACCGCTAGATCTTGTCCACCCGCCGGAACCCCGGCAGAAAGGCAACCCCTTGATCGAGATTCATCCCAGCCCCACCGCCGACACCCGGACCTGCGACTTCTCCCAGGTGACGAAGGACACCCTTTTCCAGAGCAGCCTTCAGCACATCCACGATGTGCGGCAGGGGTTCGCCTTCCTCAAAAAGTTGATGGATGAAGCCGCCTACGACCACGACTATGACAAACTGACTGCCATCGATCACTTCCATTCCGACTTCACCGGAGGATTCGCGGAAACCGGGTGGTGGGACAACCACCGCAAGGTGAACCGGCACCACCTCCTCCAGCCTGATGGTGTGCCCGAGGACGTGAACCTGATCGACGTGCTGGACCTCATCACCGACTGCGTGATGGCTGGCATGGCTCGTTCCGGGTCCGTCTACGCCATCACCATCCCGCCCGAAATCCTGCAACGCGCCTTCGATAACACCGTGGACCTCCTGAAGCGTCAGGTGGTCGTCACCCCCGCCGAATAGTCGACTGTCCATCCTCCGGAGCCATCCATGAGCACAGGTAGCACCGAAATCATCGTCCCGCCTCCCCGTTGGGGATGGTGGTGCCCGGAGTGCAAACAGTGGCTCCGGTCCAGCGAAGTGACCTACGAGGAAACCCACGATTCGCGCTGTGGTGGCTGCGGAGAACCCGTCCGTTCCCAGAAAGGCGAACCATGACCACCCGTTACAAATTCGACCGCCATGCAGGGCTGGTGGACCTGGAGGGCAAGATCATCCTCCAGATCGTCCCCGTGGGCTGCACCAAGAAGTTCCGCGAGACGGCTGGCAAGGAACTGGCGAACAAACTGAACGGCATCGAGCAGGGCAAGGAAGCCGCTGCCTATGCTGCCCTCAAACGCAAGCAGCCGATCTGAGGCTGTCCAAAAGGAGGAAGCCTTGACCAAACTATCATCCAAAGTGTCTCAGGAAATGGACGAGTTAATCCGGTGCCGCGCCATTCAGGGAATGGACGAGTTGATGTACTGCCGAGCCATCCTGGACCACGCAGGGGACTTCTCCACCAGCATCCATGGCGGCATTGAAGCCCTAGTGGCAGAGCGGGATTTCCTCCGTAGGGCACGGGGAACAAGTGTTATGTGCCCCAAGTGCGCCGAAGTCATCCTGCCCCACCAACAGATCCGTTGATCTTGTCCAGGCGCACCCCGCGCCAGAAAGAACGAACCCATGAATGTTGACGTTCTCGTGACCCGATTCCTTTCCTGCCCGCTCCCAGCCAGCGTGAGCGCCGATCTCTGCGCCACCAAGCCGGGACCGGGGCGTTCTGGGCGAACCTGCTGACCGTCATCGAAGCCAGGGAAGTCCTGGAGCCAGTCGTGGGTGAACTGCTGCTGGCGCTCTGGCATTGCTGGACGATGACCAGCCCCGACTGCACCGCCGACCCCGCCACGATCCGCCAGAGCATCCAGGACCGCTGCAATGCCGTCCTCCACCCCCAGGCGTAGCACCTGTCCACTCGCGGGAACCTCCCGCCAACGAAAGGAACACCCCATGGAACCCATGATGGTCCCTCTCCCTATTGAACAATTCCGGGCCCTGCTCATCCTGACGATGTGCTCTGATCCATTTCCAGAGGGGGTGGATCGGGCGGCGGTAGAATCGTTCCTCAACACCTCCGCCCAGGCCATGGGCTGTGATGACTGGATCACCGCCTACCACCAGATCGTGTAGCACCTGTCCGTCTACCTGGAGCCTTTCATGACCCTGAGCAACGATATCTACCAGGCCCGAAAAGCGGGCGACTCCATCACCCGAGAGATGGAAGAGGCGGCGGAAGCCCTGGAATCCCGGATCACGGAACTGGAGGCCCTGGTTTCGAGCCTGGGGGACAACCTGCTGACTGCAGACAATGCCCGGTTCAAGGACCGCGCCCTGGTGGACGATTGTGCCCCTCGTCTGAACGAGATCCGAGCTGTAGTCAACCTCGCCGCCGACACGCCGATCTCTGACACCATCCTCGAAATCCTTAACCGACCATACATCTGGTCCCGGGGCTACCCTTGAAAACTCTCAGAAGAGCATGGAATCGCCTGGACGGACCCATTCACCTGGGGTGGGTGATGGTGGGCGTCACTGGGGCACAAATCGTGATTTCAGGTCCTCAAGCACTACCACCGTTGGTAACTGCCTTGGCTTCCAGCGGCGGGACCCAGCAGGTTGCTCCCTCGGCCACCTTACCCGCCCAACAGGTCCGACATCCGGCCTGGGCCACCCAATGCTGGAGCCAGCGGTAGTTCTGTTCCCAGCTAGCTAGCCGGGCCCGAAGCACCTCTGTGGTGCGCTGTTCCGCCAGCAGGGCGGCCTCGCACTCTTCCAGGGTGTCGAACTGGGAGGTGGCCACGCTACCGGGCACTGATCCAGGCCGAGAGCACGAGCGCGTTAGCGCC